TCCCACCCTGTAGGCGCTACATAGAATCTTGTACTGAACCTGAATTGACCGCCTGTTGGTGTATCTTGAGCAGTAAGTTCAGTTGTTGACCTTTTGTACGCAGACAGTTGTGCATATGAAGCGACCGCGTCTGCGTCTACTGGTGGTCCACCTACTAGGTATGGTGTAGACCAAGTACCTGCTACGATAGTATCTGTCTCTGACTGAAAGTCTACAAACCTATATGTACATGCCCAAATATCTTTATCGCCATCGGGCGCTGGAATTGATGCGGACCAAGTAACATCGGGATCTGTAGGAACTACAAGATTTCCTTGATTGTCATTACCTGAGAATGTATACTGACCGCCAGTAGGAGTTGTTGGTTGTGATGTGCGACCGGATCTAGTGTAAATCGTTGCTTGAAAAGAAGAAGTACCTGATGGCCCCGTTCCGTCACCACCAGAACTGCTGTCTGGTAAGTTGGTCCACTTTGTTCCGTCCCACTTTATAACTTGACCGTCCAATACGGAATCACTGAACTGAACGTCACTCAAGTCGTCTAAGTCAGTCGGTATAGATGGTCTATTAGTTAGACTGTTATAGTCTCCATCAAAATCACTTGATCCAACATCACTCTTGTTCGCAAGTTCAATCCATTGTCCACCGTGCGCAAAATATGCAGCTCCAGTATTATGGACATGCGCGAACATACCATGATAAGCAGACGCGTCTGGTAGATCTGCAACATTAGCATACATGTTACCAAAGAGAATCTTATTGCCACCAAGATCTAATGTAGTAGACGCAAGAAATGCACGAATTTCGGACTCAGTGAATCCAGTATCATCATTAATCTTGCTGATTTCGGACAATATAAGAGCAATAACTTCTGCCTCAGTAAGACCCGCATTGGCCATAACCTCAACAAAGTTTTCATTGATCTTATCGATAGCAGAATTAATATGATCTGCAAGATTAATGGTCTTTATGTTACTCATTCACTTCCCCTGATAAACTCATAAGCAGTTCTTTGATCTGTCGCATGTCATCTTTTAATCCCTTCACTTCTTCTGTAAGGGAGTTAATGTGATCTTGCCTTTCTCGTTGTACTCTGCTTTGGTTCCTCGCGTTTTGTATTTCGGATTTGTTTGTATTTAGTATAGCGCCAGTACGACTATCTCGCACCAGATTATTATGTCCTTTTACCTTCAAGTGTTTATTCATGACTTTACGAAGCCCCGAAAGTAATATTGATATCTTGAAGGCTAAAAATGTTAGAAAGATCTATATTATCTAATGTCAAATTTGCTAGCGTATCTGGATCTACTTGAAATATTCTATGATAGAATGCTTGATTGTCATTTTCGTATGAAGTAGACTCTAAGACACCTCTAATATAGTACATACCGTCAGTGCCTGTTACTAATGCATTGGCCTCTTGGGTGCGCGGGTCTTGTAGTTGACTAGAATCATAAAACACTACACTGCCGTTCCACATAACACGAGGGGTAAATGCAGGTTCTTCCCCATTCGGAAGCACTCCATCTTCTACCATGGCATAATAAAACTCAGGTTCTTCTTGACCTCTGTAATATTCGCCATACTGAGGTTCAGGCTCTGGTTCAGGTTCTGGCTCTGGCTCAGGTTCTGGCTCAGGTTCCGGTTCTGGCTGAGGTTCTGGCTCAGGTTCAGGTTGTGGTTCCGGTTCAGGCTCAGGTTGCGGTTCTGGTTCTGGTTCTGGTTCTGGATCAGGTTCTGGACTAGGTGCAGGTGTGTCTACAGGGTTTAGATCTAAGTCAACTAGATCCCCTGTTTTCTGCAGACCACTCGCAGTGATCAAAGAGATTGCACGAAGGTCCGTAATCATCGGAGACTTAGATGAATTATCAGACTTCATTACAATCATGACTTGGAACACAGTAAATGGTTCAGAGTCTAATGTGTACTCATAGTCTCGGAAGATGTCTGGGTTCTCATCTGTAGGCATTGGTGTGTCAATTTCAATTCTGTACCACCATGCGTCTGCAAACTCATTTTCGTCTAGAGATGTACGTGCGTACACTTCAAACTCTGCACCACGTGCTCGGTTCGCAGCGAAGATAATTTTGAGACCTTCTGACAACTCATCAATAATGACAGGTGTTGTAATGTGTTGAGTTGCGTTTCCTGCGTCAATAACATTTTCTAGAGTAACCATAGAAACTCTTTGTAGATCTACTACAGGAGAAACCTTAGTATCACTGGTTGTCATATTCAATGTAAACTCTAAAGACTTAGATCCATAGTTATCTGAAGTCGCAACAACATTTGGATTTGTGTTGACATTTAGATCATTCAATGATACGGTTTGTGTTCTAGGTGCTTGTGGATCTTCTGAGTATGAGTGCCTATCAAAGGTGCGCCCAGCAGTTCCCGCTCCATATGATCTTGCCTTAGATTTCTTGACGGTAGATTGAATATTTGTCATGTTAGGTGTAAACGACTGAACTTGTGGAATATACTGGTCGTATATTACCTGTTGCGTTGCCGTGACATTATTACCACCGCCTTGCGCAGAACCTGTTGCTGTAGCTAGTGCGGTAATGGTATACCCTTCCCACGTCGGAGATTCTACAACAAATGATCCTGTAAGGTTTTCGGGAGTAAGTCCGCCCACATTACTTGATACATCGGAGAAGGTGACTGTATCACCATAACTGAAACCGTGACCTTGATGGCGAACATTTACTTTATTTGATCCTGCTTCAATCGTTTCAAACGGACTCTGAATCAAAGTGACTTTAGGTAGTTCTGCGTTTTCTAAGTGTAGTACCCCAGAAGTCTCGAACTCTGCGCGATCCAGTTTAAACATCAAGTCCTTAGTTTGATCTGGAGTCCATGTTGATCCGTTCTGTGATAAGAATAGTGAACCCAATGTAGGCTGTCGATTCACACGGCGATCATTATCAGGACCTACGACAAACTCATAAGTCTGTGCGGTATATACATTATAATCTACAGACTCAGCAAGTAGTACTATAGCATATTCTTCGCCAGGAGTCAAGTAAATTGGTTCATCAAATACAACTTCTGTTCCTCTTTCAGACAGGTAATCTATACCCTGTTCTTGTGCGTCTGCTAAAGGTGTCACCATGATATCTTCTGAATTGACAAACTTTACTGCGCCTGGTACAATACGGTTTGTAGGTACGCCATTCTCTACTGCTCGGATTTGAACCTGCATAGGAATGATTGAATCTTTGCTCTCGACATAAACGTGCGCTTTAGTAATAAAGATGCCATTTGGGTTTTCTATTTGATCAACAAAGAATGTCTGCGCAAGTGGATCACGCCAGAAAGTCGTTTCAACAATACGCGTTGTACGCATAGTACGTTGTATTGTCTCGATAGTTCCTACCGAAGTGTACCCTGCGCGACTGATGGTCGTTGACTCGTCCTCATCATTCACACTAATGTCAAGCAGTTTGAATTCTTGACGACCTGTTCGGAAAGCAATCTCTGGAGTGTTAGGTAGGAAGAACGAACCGATCAATTCACCCTTACTGTCTGTGACTAGATCGCCTTTACCACCTAGTGCAGATGGGTACGAAGTCGCGTTCGCATATTCGTTACCATATTCAGTTGGGTCGTCCGAGAAGTTTGTATATGTAGTCTCTGGACGAACCCAATCAGATACATCCTTGTTTCCGAAATAAGCAAAGAGCCTTGTATTAGGTCGTAGACCTTGAACACGGAAACTAACCTTACGTGAACGCATGAATGGAATAATTTCTACGTCTAAGATGCGTTCACCAATGAATTCTTGGATCGTTCTTGATGTCACCTTAGAACGAATCCTTGCATTAGGGCGATTGAAGAAACTAGGTAGGTATGTATTGATACGACGTACCACATTCTGCATGATATCTGGTAGACGCTTGATTTCTACCCATTCGTCAGAGGAAGGTGATAATGTCATATGGCCATTTGAAGTGATTACTGCAAACGGGTTGATGTTGTCCGTACCAGTCGCTAGTGTCTGAGAGACGAAAGTTTCGTCTGTATGTGGAAGGGTAACAAGATCGCCCTTCTTAGATACAACATTATCTGTATTAGTTGCGTTGTACATCAGCCGCACAGAATTCTCAACAAAAGATGGTCGCAGTAGACCTTCTGGATCTACCGATGCACGATACGCTGGGTTGTGTACATCACAGAAGTTCAGTGTACTGAAGTTGTCTGCGATGAATCCTGCCTTAGTTCGGTTGTTACCGTTAGCATCAAGTACTGCAAGTACATTTGTATTGGTCTCAAGGAAACTCAATGCGGTCAACTCGTACAATGTCTCTACGCGATCAGACAACTTAGAGATGTCTTTCATTGTGAATCGACGATTAGGTATGTATGTACTGATTACATCCGAACGATCGAATGTGTAAGCGTTCAATGTGAACTTGTATAATGCTAATGATCCTGCAGGGACTTCTGGTTCACGAGGATCAATCGCAGGTTGACCACGAACGACTTGCAACTCACCGAATCCTATATCTCCACGACTGTCTGTAGCGTTCACTATAAGAATGTCCGTACGTGGCATGTAGTAGTCTAGTTCATTGATTATAATCGATGAGGCGTTCTGTGGTAACTCAGAAACAGTAAAGTCATAAGGGCTGGTAGAGTTTCTATCTGGTCTAAAGTCTAATACATCACGTAGAGAGACAGTCTCTCCAGTGCTTAGAGTTGTATGACTAGGGATGTTTTCATAATCTACATCTTGATATGAGCTTGCAGCGAAGAACTTACCCCCACCTGTGCGATCATAGTATGTGAAAGTGATCTGTATCTCTTCACCGTCCGACGGTAAAGTGTAACCACCCTTCAACATTATTTGCGCAAGGCCGTAATAGTTGTCTCGCTGACCACCATCTAAAGTGAATTGGTATGTAATGTCTTCGGCATCTTCCCATTGAACTGTCGCATTCTCTCTAATTTTCACTTCATCAAGAGATATGCCATCAACAACATCTAACCCGATTGTCTCTATACCTGATTCTGATAGGGATAAAGAGATTACGTTAGTCGTAACAGTTTTAATCTTAGGACTTACAAATTCTTGTTTGAAGTATGCGATGTCATATGTCTTCGCGTCATCGAGACCTGTATATCTTACAGTACCATTTGAAAGTACCTCGATTTGCAAGTCATCGCCATTCAGAATAGGACCATCTGATTCTGCAATAACCCACTGACCAGATTCTACGACATTCGCTTCATCAATTTCTATCACTCCATTTGTAGGAGTTCTTGCAAAAATAGACTTTTGCGCAGTGTACGAAGCGTTCTGAATGCTAAGTTTTGAAGGCGACTTATATGGGAGTGCAAACAATAGATCATTGTTAGATGTACCATACAATGTGGTGTCGAACGTCAGAGGTGTTTGGTCTGGGTCAGTATCAAATGTCAAAGGTCTTAGAGGGATTTCATTCGCACTAGATCCATCGATCATCTTTGTAACTTTTGAAAACGAGTGACGAACATTGATATTAGGATTACTTGGATCAATAAGGTCCATCTTGATATCAAAAAGATATAGTCTATAACCTACTTGATCTGGTTGAATGCCACGAATGTGCGCAGATCCTATAACAACATCGTTGATGTCAACTAAATCAACACCACCGAATACATTTAGACGACCGAACCCTTGTGTTCGATCTGGATCAATATATACCCAGTTACCGTATACTGCAGGCACCGCTTCTAGTTCTTGTGTGCGTGTATCACGTGCTTTCGGTATAGCGATGTCTGTAGTGCCGACTTCTAATCGATATCCATTTACGTACGCAACACCTTCTGTCACGTCTAGATTTAGACTTGTTTCATCATCTTCTAGATCTTCAAAGATCGCTTTGAAGTCTTCGACAACATAATCACCAGACTCTTCTTTTGTACGTAGAGCCAATAGATCATTGATACGGTTGTATGCATCAAAGGTACTCACTTCACGAGTGATGACCCCGTCAACAATACGAGCGACGAATACGAAATTATTACTTGATTCATCACGAACGCTAGGTACGAGTCTGATTTGATATCGGTGCGCACCTGGAGATGTTAGATTAGGAACTTCGCCTTGATTGTCGTGTAGATTTTCATCTTCACTTTCTGTGATGATATTCTCTTCGACACGAAATCCAAAGTCTACTGTAGGGGTGCCACTGTACTTGTCAACGAAGACATTGCCACCAGACAGATAGACGAAGTGCCCTTGTACAAAGAAATCGCCCGATGCAAAGTATGCTTTAGTTGCTTTACCAGATCCTGGAATGACCTTCACAGTCACGCCGTTTTCTACGACAGGTTTATCTGCTGCAACAACCATAGTAGGAGTAGTTGCGCCAACAACACGCACCAGCGTATCCCCTGGAGAAACTCTAGGAGCTGTCGTTGTATCTGTATCATTGATTGTGTTTGTGTATTGAACATACAATGTAACAGGGTCTTCACCCTCTATGTTGTACATCTCTAAAATCTTGAATCGTACAGAACCGTTAGTTAGTTCTACACCAATGAGAGATTCATCGTAAGCACTTTCCGCAGTTAGTCGTATATACTCCAATCCATTATCAACCGTCGCGCCGCCTGGATTGACCATCGCACCTTCCTTGAAGATGTTCTGACCAAAACGTGCGATCTCTTCGTGAATAATTCGTTGAGATTCTGTTAGTTCTCGCGCTTGTAGTGCGCGACCTGAGTTGTACAATACACGATGATACCCGTCTTCTTTATCATAGAAGTCTCGGTATGTTTCGCGAAAAACTTTATTGGTATAATCAGTCATCGTGTATCCTATATTGTAATAACGACTTTAATGTCTTCTTGTTGTTCTGCGTCTCTTATGATTCGGTAACGGTTCTCAATGTATAGAACTTCTCCGCTATATCTATCTATTTCTTGCCTAAATGTCAAACCCGTGACAGTTGCTTCCGCATCCGATCCAACTTCTTTGACTACATCACCTAGTTGAAAAGGAAGGAACCCTGTGTTTTCATTTTGATGATACAGTAAGTACTGATCAACAGATTCATTGACATATGCTTCTGCAGGATATTCACCTTGACCTCTAATAAGACTTCCATTAGAGAATGGAGAGTCCGTTTCAAAATGCATGACTGACATAACTTTACCAGAGATTTCTGTATATGGAGTGCCGTCTAATGCTAGTGGGTCTTGAAGAACCCCGATCTGACGGAACTCGTTCTCTACGATAAATGTATTACCTTCTGTACCATCTGGTTTGATGTTTAGCATTACCGAACTTGTTTTTAAATCATCTACTGGATCATTACCCATGTGGCGAGTAATCACTGCGCGAGTTTTGCATTCAGTAGTAGGTGTTCCGTCTAGGACAAACGATGCACGAGTATAACCCGAACCGTAGTTTATCATCGTAATCTTTACGATCTCACCATCGACCATAGTTGCTTCTGCGGTGGCGTTTCCGTCACCATCACCCACTACTGTTACAGTAGGTGTCGTCGTATATCCTGACCCTTTACTAGTCACTTCACAACGAATGATCTCGCCCTTGACTGCGGCATTGATTACGTTCATCTGCAGATCTTCAATCGCAGAGTTGTCGCAGTTAGATACTGGTCCTGTTAGACTGACTGGTACGTGGTTGCTAGAAAGGTACTGGAAGATTTGCTGAGGAGTCAGTTTGTACAAGAACTTCCATACGTAACCATCCGATGTTCGGAACGGTCTTGTGTAGTCATAATTGAGTTCGCAATAACTAGGTTTGACAGTAGAAGCAACAAGGTTGCCATCACCATCACGACCCGTCTCCAGACAGACGTAGACTTCTTTTGCGTCGTTTAATACATAGAATGCGGTATCTTCTTCGGCATTCTTAACGTCTGACCACTCATGATATATCGCGTCTGATACCCAGTTGTTTCGTTTCGCTACGATGATCGCACCTTCTACTTTCTTGATAGACTGTAGATTGTGACGAAATTCGCTTTCTTCTAGATTGCCATCTGCAGGCAGATATGGATAGTCTACGATTGTTTCGCCATCAACTACTGCATTCGGGAAAACATCTGATTTACCAATACCGATATAAAATTCTTTTTCTGTACCAATAACATCCGCGAGAAACTGTCTCGCTAAAGTTTGGTTAAATGTTTGTCTTACTGTTGCTGGCATTATGTTTTCCCATTAAAAAGCTATAACTTATATATAGTCATCGTTTTGATATTATTATGACAATTTTCCTATTGTGATTCTTGTCAATCCCGAAGAGTCTTGAATTGTTATTGTATCATCGGTCAGAAGCATGCCCGATTGATCTCCACTTGCAGCACCGCCACTATTTTCTATTCCAGATAGTTTTATCGTATTAGTTGTAATACGACCACCACTAATTTCGGTACTACCACCTGTTGCATAGACGGTACGGTCATTTTCTGTGTTTCCATCCGATAAAGTTACATCACCATTACTGTTGGTGAAGGTTACAATACCATCGAAAGATACGACTTTCTGTGCACCTGTTCCAGTGTCCTCGGATGTTGCCGCTACACCGGAAGTGTCAATGAACACAAGGTCGGAAAAATACCACGTGGTTAAAGTGGTGTTTGCGTCGACTGTCGGTGCAGTTGTCTGCCATCCACTAGGTGCGGCAACACTTAGACCATCCCAAGTCAGTGTTGCTGTCGGTGTACTTCCTGATGCCGCAGATGAGGAATATATCCTAAAACTGTAATACCTTGGTGGTGGATCTGGTTGATCTGGTGCGTCTGGTGCGTCTGGTGCATCTGGTTCATCTGCAACAAACTGAACAAATGTCTGTAGATGAAGGTTACTAGGAAGTTGGTTGTCTAATGTTGGTTGAGGTGCTGTCCACTCATAGAATGTAACAAACTTTCTAGTCCCTAGAGTCAGTGAAATCGGAGTCATATCACTTGGGTTTTGAACCGAAGAATATACAGGCATCACACCTTGTGCTGGTGGTGCGTTCGGAGTCTCACCTACGAACTTGATCCATGTTACATCACTTCTCAAGTTAGAAAGGTCGGAGTTTGGTTTGTTCGATATACCATTCCATTCATAGTACAAGACATATTCTTGTCCAGCCTGTCGAACAATGTTCTTATTTGAACCACTCGCATCATCCGCATATATTACGGCAACACCTTCTGACGTACCATTATCTCCGTCAGTGATATCAAATGCAGTGTCCCCGATAGTAACAGTAGTTACTCCGGTAGCAGCATCATATTCAGTTGATATACCAGGAGGTTCTGCATTTGTACCCCCTACGCCAACAATCTGTGCACCACCAAACTCAGTCCCATTTATAAGGTCTGTAGTCCCACGTGCAACGGCAGATCCCTGAATGACCCAAAGATACTCACCATTCGTGATAGACGGAGCACTTTGAGTCCATCCATTAAAATCAGCACCGGACTCTGCAGTCAACACACCAGTAGAAAAGGTGTGCTTGAAATTCCCCGTCGGATCTGCTGGAGCATTTGACGCATCACTATTTTTGTTGTATAGTTGTACGACTGCAGTATTGTATCCGTCTAAACCTGTTCCTGATAGAACAGTTGCGGTACTAAACTCAGATGCTGCAATAGTATCTGTGGTACCTGTATTTGATGCAGTTGCTTGCTTGACCCAAATATAATTACCTGGAGCAACTGTGGGTAAATCTTGAGACCAACTGTTTAGAGTTCCTTCTGACAATTTACCTGTCGCATATGTGTATGTGAAATTACCTGAAGGGTTTCCAGTGGGTGCAGTGGTATTACTTGACCCAGCCTTGAATATGAAGACCGTAGCAACACTTGTTGCTGGATCTGGTTGTGTCGGTTGAAAACCAACACGAGAAAGAACAACAGGACCGTTCCAATCATCTTGATCAAAAGTTGCGGTAGATCCTGCTAAACCTTCTAAAGTTACGGACACCATCCAAAGTGCTTCCGAAAAGGAAAGACTGTCTGGACTAGTTGACCATCCACTAAAAGCAGTGGAGACACTAGCAGTTAGTACCCCACTCTTAAAGTTGTATGTAAAGTTCCCTTGCGGCACAGCTGGTTCACTAGCATCTGCACTAGTCTTATAAAAGTATTGCAGTGTTACTCTTGAGTTACCGTCTTGTAAATCTACAAAAGTCGCCGTGCCTTGAGCGGTTTTTACAGTTGCCATGGGAACTTACCTCATTACTAGTAATTATGCAGTTGTTACAGTAACAGTACAAGTGATGCTAACTGGTTCGCCTGTGTCTGGAATGTTTGATGGACCAATAACAAGAGAAGAGAGACCATAACCTGTTGCAGCAGTACCATTTTGAGTAGGAACGCCGTCTTGGTTTGTAGAAATCACACCAGTGCTCTGATCATAGTAAACCTGTGTTCCATCCAGATATTCCCAATCGTATTCGACTCTTGGTAAATTGCCTTCTCCAGTATCAACCACTTCATTACCTGTATTAGCGTCATAAACGGTAGCGACTGCTGTGATAGGATCTCCTGAATTGTTACGGAAAATGCCATTACTTGGAACGACGTTGACATAAACAGCGCCAGCACCTGATCGAACTTTGGCAAAAGTTACTGCGTCCTTTCCGGCAGTTGCACCAGAAACACGGACTGTTAGTGTCGCGACATTACTACCAAGGTTTTCTTTCTTGATCAAAAGTCGAGCGCCACTACTCAAAGTGTTCGGTATACTACCTGTTGAGTAAGTACCAGCTCCATCTGTGTCATATCCTGCGATACCACCTGGACTGTTACTTGTTGCTGTCTGCGAAACAAAAGCAGCACCATCAATTGAAGTTTCGTAAGAAAGTGCGCCAGGATTTCCGGTGACATCTATTACAAGATCAGAGTTGTTTTGACTTGGTAGCATATTACCATTAGCATCAGCAGAAAACATCTGGCTTGATGGCGTTAGGTTAATAACAGTACCACCCGCGCCATCTTGAACACGGTTGACTGTTAGTTGTAGGCTAAATGAGTTTACAGTTCCAGTGTTATAATAAACCGGCACTGTTACGACATTATAGTTAGCAACACCGATTGCATCAGCTTCAATTTCACCACTAGATGATACTGTGAATTCCCATCCTGCCGAAGAAGAAGAAAGTGTTCCTATTCCGAATTTTCCAGATTGTGGGGTAGTCCCCGCTTCATAAGTTTGCTCGGTTCCACCTACGAATACCTTTACGAAACTTGAAAAGGAACTGATAGTCTCTGGTTGTACTGTACCAGCGTCATTAGCAACGAATGTGTGGTTTTCATTGGTTAGGAACGCTGTTACTGAATCCTGACCGTCTTTTAGGTCAGTTAAGGTTATGGCGGCCGTAGCCGTTCTTATTGCCATGATTAATCCTCTTGAATTTTATCTGTAATAGTTAATTGTAAGTTTAGCGTTCCTTGATTAGGTACCGCTTGGGCATCAATAAAAATTGATCTTAATTCTCCATTCGAAAATGAATCTGAAGAACTTTTTGCAGGGACTCCGAACCCAACTGGACATACACCGTCAGTTGAGGTAACGACTTCGCCATTTAAATGAGAAACTTCACGCGTAGATAAATTAACACATACAGGATTCTCACCATCAGACCATTCATAATTAAAATTAGAATAATCGTTTGAAGGTAAGCTTTCACCATCAGCAATAATATTCGCCTTTAGCTCTGTCTGACCTTGATCTTCTCTGAAAACATTTCCATTAGAAGATATAATATTTACATCGAGATCTTCAAAACCTCGATCGAAAACTAAAACTGGGGTTGACCACCTACTAGGTTCCAAGGTAATCGAATCTTCAGTACTTATCAAAATCGCTTGGATTAAAAATACGAATCTACCAGAACTAATAGAAGGCGCTTCTGTCTGCCACCCTTTGAAATCTAAGTCTGTATCATCAACCTTTGTTAGACTACCTGTCTCAAATGTAAAAACAGTAGAAAAATCTATATCTTCTTCTGACGGCAAAACATCCGCAGAGAAAGACTTATACAGAAGAATGTTTGCTGAATTCGCACCATCGGTGATATTCAAATTTTCTAACTGCTCTTGTATTTCTTGATCGATCAATGCCCGAATGGCATCCATGTCAACATCTCCACCACCACCGCCTAAAGACAGTAAATAGTAAACTTCTTCAAAGTTGTCGTTGATTTTCTCACCGGCACTTCGTAAAGTGTCTCCGGTTCCGTCATTAGCACCAACGCCGAGATTTAGTTTTTGCTGAGACATGAATAATCTACCCGTTAAAGTTTTATTTTTCTATTTATACTGATTACGAGACTTGTATTGGAATGGTTTTAGTAAATGTCTGATCTATGTTTTGATACTGATTGTAAACGCCGAAGAAAGACGATGCTGTCACAGATAGGTCCTGACCTGAAGTGACCGTACCTATGTTAGCAACATAAGTCAACTCAGATATAGTATTCTTTAGTCCGTCTTCACGAAGATCAATAACAACAGTACCTAATGGATCTCCATTTGTGTCTACCCATCCATCACCAAACTCTAATGTTAGCTGCTGTCCTTCTAGAGCATCACCCAAGATCAAGAATTCTACGCTCTCTGTAGAAGAATCAATCAATAGCAGTTCGTCTGTATAACCTTGTTGATTATCCGGAGGAACTACTTGAGGTTTCATGATGTGTACGGCATAGTGGTCTGTATCACTGCCACCATAAGCTGCACCTGATGAAAGACTCATAACAACATTTGGATCTGTTAGTTCTAAACTAGGATTTGCAATTCCAGATAGAGTCGCATCAAACGTGATCATATGCTCAGATGTAGATACTTTTGAAATGCCTTTTACTATAGATTTAAATACAACTGAGTTCTGTAGCGGGATCGATGGATCTATATTGAGATCGGTTTCTTCTATAGTACATGTAAATGATTCAGTGCCGCCCGTTATTGTCTTTCGTGTATCATTTAACACGACAGAGAAATTTGGGTCGCTTTCGGATGAGTTTGATTCTAAATCAAGAGACAGTTCATAACTTTCACCAGAAGACATAGACCGTTCTAACCACCTGCCCGAAGAGAGTGTATGAATGCCTTCGTTGTTCGACCCTTTTACTACATATGTTCCATCAAAAGAATATTCAAAAATAACTTGAACTCTTCTTACATATTGACTAATCCACTGAGAAAGGTTTCCATTTCCGTAGCTACTTAGCAGTCTTCTACTACCACTTTCTTTTGTGACTGTTATTGGATCAGCCCAAACACCTAACGGATAACTGGTCGGTTCGGTTAGATCGAACGGTTTGTACAATTGAGAACCTGAGTATTCAATAAAAGATTCTGGATTATTGACAAAGTCATAGTATACTTTACCGTCTACGAAATAAGTTGATTCCGAAAGTTGACCGTCACTAAATGATTTGGAAACTATCACAGGTGTAGACCATGACCCGTTTGCATATTCATACACTTCAGATTTATATCCATCCGAAACGACCAACTGATCGGTGTTTGCGGTGATGACTGGATATGGGACAGGTCCTACCACTGTACCTGATTCTGGACCGAATCCTTCAGGAACTGTTATAGGGTAGTCACCGCCAAACACATCACTCCTTTCTTTTATTAGTTGTTTGGTTGTTCCATCACCGACAAAAACATCAAAGGAATGTTCCGACTCAACCATCACACCGCCACCTAGATTAGACAATCCGGCGTTGATCATAGTCTCTACATCGTGAATCCAAACTGCAGGAACATATGTATCATTATCGTGAGAACTATACTGGGTGTTGATAAGTTTTTGTTTACCGTCTACAGTAACGACTTGCAGATTTTTTGCACTAAACTGATATCTCGGTATGTCTGTTGTAATAATGAAAGAAATGTTAGTGTAAGTATGTGAAATTCCATACGCGTTAACATCATCATATTCAAGGTTATCTAAATTATCTAAATCTAGAAAGGCGTAGGATCTTCCGTAGTGGTACCAAGAATTGTTTTTCCAATTTCTGGTATACCCAGCTGGGTAAACTATCCACCGATCATCAATAACAAATATCTGAGAAGTGCCCTCCGACGATGGTGTTGTGCTTCCTGTAGGAACAAATCTGTATGTGACCCAATCATCAATTTTGGAAAA